GAATCAAATCGGGCGTTGAACTCATCCCCTCGGCTGGCCCACATGGCGTCCAGCACCTTGAGCCCGGCCAGATCCAATCGGGCATCAGGTAGCTTGGCCCCGTAGGTCGTGTTGCGGCAGGCGTCTGCCAGCGCCCAGGCGATGCTACGCGTGGCCACCGGCGCTGACCAGCTGCTGCCATTCCAAACCGGCAGTTTGCGGGTGCAGACGACATTGATCTTGCGCGAGGCCTGCGCCGACAAGTTGTTGGACGCGCGCATGCGCATCGCGATCAACGTCACGTTGCCGAAGGTCCGGGTCTCGGGTAGGTAGGCCCTGAGACCTCCCCAGAGGATTTCATGCCCAAAGCGTGTGTCGGTCTGCTTGGCATCCAGGCGCCGCACACGCACTTCATAGCGGCCAGCGGCCACGATGAATCGCTCCGAGTAACGCTGCGGCGTGGTGGTTTTGGCGGTGTAAAAGCGCTGGCCCAAGACGGACCAGTTGCCCGTTGCTACGCCCAGGTCGTTGATCGTCCGCGCCTCAATGGCGACGGACAGCGTCAATTCGCTCAAGGTGCCGTCAGTTTGAGCCTCATACAGCCCACGCGAGAGCACGAAGTCCAGCCCCAGGGTATTTGCTTGGGAGCCAGCGGCATTGGCCACGAAGCCGCCGATGTAGTGCTGCAGGGTGACGTTGCCACTGGTCGAGAGACTGCTGGCTGCCGTGACCGTGAAGGTATCGGCGCTTGTCACTGTGGCAATCGAATAGGCACCGCTCACCGCCGCACCAGATGTGACATCCAGGTACAGCGCCCGGCCCACGGCGTAACCGTGCGCGGCCAAAGTGACGGTGATCGTCGTACCGGACTGGCTGTAGGTCGCCCCAAGGCTTCCCGCCAGTTCCTGCCCAGAGACCTCCACCGAACTGACCACATTGGTTGGGAACTTGGTGATCGCACCGCTCGGCGCAATCACCTCGTAGTCGATCTCGGCGAAATTGGCGATCGGGGTGTCCTCAATGCGGATCGCCTCGATGGCGTATTCCCCCATGCCCAGACACAGCAGCTGGTACAGGTACTGCTCGTTACCGGCGTATTCGACATAGGGCTGCGCAGCGAAGTCGGGGTACGCACAGACCCTGCCGTACTGCACCGGAATGGCCTGATCGAGCCGGGCCATGTTGCCCTGCGCTTGCAGGTTGTAGGTGGGAGACGGGGCGGCCAAACTCGCCGCCTGCTGCGCCGTGGTGGGCTTGGGCGGCGGGATGACTGCATTGACCAGCGCCATACCCAGCATGGTGGCGCCTGCCTGCACGACCGATACGCCCATCGAGCCGAGCACGGCCGCGCCATTGATACCGATCAGCTCAGATGCCAGCACTGGCGCGTAGACCATCACCGCCAGCATCAGCACCATGCGCAGGGGGTTAGAGCCACCGCCTCCTCCGCCCTGAGGCAACACAATGATGGCGATCAGGTCGCCGCCGCATACCGGTTGATCCCAGGTGGCCCGCAATTGGGCTTCGCCATTGCGCAGCACCAGAATGGGCTGATCCGTTTCGGGCACCAACGCACGCAAAGCCACCGGCCCCGGGATGGCCGTAATCTGGCGGTCCTGGTGCGGATGGAAAGGATTGCGGACGGTGATGCTGTGGGCGAACGGCTGGCTGGGTGTACTCAGCGCCGTCGATGCCATGACAGCACCCTCAAGCCCACGCTGGGCAACGCCGACACCGGCGTGAAGACCACACCCGCAGTTTCCAGTGAGTGCAGCACGCCCCCTCCATCTGCATCCAAATACACGCCAATGTGACTGGGTCGCTCAGATTTGCCCATCAGGCAGGCATCGCCCTCGCGCGGGTCTCTGACGATCTGCCAGTGCGCGTACTCAGGGTGATCGTCAAAAGCGCGCAGCGACGACAGCCGACTGGCGACATTGACATCGACAGCAGCCACATCCCAGCCAAACTGCTCGCGCCAGACCTGTCGCGCAAACGACCAGCAGTCGCTGCTGCCCGCCACCCAGGGCAGGCCGATGTACTGGATGGCCCAGTGAGGGGTTTGTGGGTTCATTGCGCAATCAATCCAGGAAAGACTTCGGCCGTGTAGTCCAGGCCAGGGAATCGTCGGTTAGCAAGGTTCGGAAACCCACAAGTGGCACGTACCCGAAACACCGTCGCCGAGATCGACATCACGGTGAGGGTCAGTGGCGGGTTGTTTTGTGGGGCTGTCAGGTCCAATGACAGGAATGCCCGGTAGGTCACAGTGATCAATTCACTACTTCCAGGTTGTCCGTTCATGGATGCTTCCACGTTGGCCAGGATGTCGCGGCTCACGTTGTCGATCTCGATCACACACTGCGGCACGGCCGTGTGGGTCACCTCGGGCGGCACGACATCGAAGGCATAGCCCACAAAGGTGACGTACTGACCGCCGTTGCGCGGGGCGCTGGACTCCAGCTTGGCCGTGAGATCCACGTGATCGCGCACCACCCGAATCGGCGTCGTGAAGTTCGGATGCCAAATTTCCAGTGTGTGGTGGATCACCAGGTTGGAGGGCGCGCTGGCGTAGGCCTCTTTGATCGCCAGGCTCAAGGTGTCATCTGGCATGAATCAAGTCCTCCATCTGCGAGCCTCCATTAACGAATCTCCAACTTCGCACTGACCTGCCAGCGTGGACCAGGCTGCATTTGCGACTGCCATGGCCCCACAAATCGGGCCTGAACAGATCGCAAGCCCGCGTCTCCGGTGTTCAGATCCACCGTGAACCAGCTGGCTCCATTGGCACAGTCACCTTCGAACCAAGCCCGAAACGTCGCCATTTGGGCATCCGTGAAACGCCAGCCAACGCTCACCTGATCATTGCGTGCCGCACTGCGGCGACGCACGCGGGGCAGACCAGCTTCCATGTCGGTGCGCACGGTGACATCCACCGGTGCGATCGCGTAGCCCGCGACCTGCGGCCGGGGCAATGTTGTAGGCCAAGTTGCCATATCAATAGGCTCCTGCCACGCGGTTCAGGCCGTAGGTGTTGGCCAGCACGCCAGGACCAGGCCCGGCACCACGCGCCACATCGCCCCAGACCTTGGCCGTGATTTGTTCCACCAAGACGTCGATCACCTGGTTGCCGTTGCTGTCGGTGCGCTGCTGTTGCTGCCCCCCTTTACCAGGCGACTCGACAACATTGACGATCACGGTGCTGCCACCGCTGTTGACCTTGACGCCCAGATCGCCATCGCGCATACGTGTGAGCGGCATGATGGCTTCGCCCGGGCTGCCAGGTTTTTCTCCCATGAGGCCGATGCGGGGCAGGCTCGTGAAGCCTGCCCCTTTTGCAAAGGGGAACACCGTCGGACGATCGACCACCGTGTTGCGGTAGACCGAAAGAGCCGGGGCGTTGAACACATTGCCCTGCGCGGAGGGAAACAGACTGCCCCACATCGAACCCCAGTCCATGCTGGACATAGCATTCGCCAAGGGCAAAGTGATGGATCGCTGGATCTGGATGCGCAAGAGGTCCGCAATGATGGAGTCGGCTAGGCTTTTGAAGTCCAGCTTGCCCGTGATGACGAACTGGGTGAGCGCCGTCTCCATCCCTCGAAACGCATTGGCTGCGACCTGCTGGGCGCGCTTGGCGGCGTTGGTCGCGTCGTCGATATAGGTTCTGAGCGCCGACTTGGCACCGTATTCAAAACTTCGCTGATAGTCCGTGTTGGTCCGCACCAGGTCTTCAACGATGGGTAGTTGCCTGGCCAACGCATCGTTGATGGCTTCAATGGTCTGAGCCCGCAGGCCCGGGTCTTCGATCTGGTTGGCTTCCTTGCGCGCATTGGCAGCCGCTTTTTCCAGATCAGAGCGGGCCTGCAGGGCGGCTTTTTCTGCATCGGTGGCGGTTGCCGCCAATCAGGCCTTCGGTGATCTTGCGCGAAGCAGCTTCTTCTTTTTCAAAGGCGTCGAAGGCCTTGTTAGCCTCTTTCTGACGCTCGATGGCTTCGAGCACCTGGATGTACTGCTCGGCCTCGACCGCCACGCCCTGGTAGCCCTTGGCTTCGATCTGCAGGGCCCGGGCACGCAGTTCGGCGGCTTCGCCTTCTTGCGTGCGGGTCAGGCGCGAGCGCAGCTGGTTGAGGAACGCTTCGCCTTCGTTGATTTTTTCGACAGGCTTGATCCAACTCCATCCGGGGCTTGCGCGGCAGCGTCGGCAGGAATTTGTCGTAAATGGCCTGCACTTCCTTGGCCTGGGCCTCGGTGTCGAGCACGAACTTTTGGCCCATCACGCGCACGGTGCGGCGCTGCTCATCGAAAAACTTCGCCACCCGGTCCGCGTAGCCCGGGTTCTGGTTGATGTTGAAGAGCCGGTCGTTGGCGGCGTGCACGTAGTCGTCACGCGCCCCTTGCAGCTTGGCGATTTCCGCATCAATGACCTTGGGGTCGTAACCCATGGACTTCATCGTGCGCAGCAAATCGGTCTTGAACCAGGTCTCGATGTCCTTGCCCACCACCGACAGACTGTCAAAGGGCTGGGCAATCACCCGCTTGGCCAGCACCGCCGACTCGGCAATGAAGGCCAGACCCGAAGCGACAGACTCCAGGAACGCGAGCGTTGCCTCCCGGTTGAACGTGATGCGTTGCAGTTCATTGCTGAAACTGCCGGTTTCGCCCTGCGCCAGGATCACCTGCTCGGTGAAGTCAGCCAGGACCGGGATGACGGCTGCGCCGATCTGGCGCTGTACGCCCTCGAAAATGGCAGACAGGCGCGTCAGGTTGTCGTTAAAGACCTCGGATGCACGCGCCACGTCTTCCGACATGACCAGGCCCAGGCGCTGCGCTTCTTCCATCAGCGCTGTAATGCCCTCGCGCCCCTGGTTCAGGAACGGGACGATGGCCAGGCCTTCTTTACCGAAGAGCTTGACCGCCAAAGCAGCCTTATCGGCTCCATCAGGCATGACAGAAAACTTCTCGGCCAGATCCAGCAGGACTTGCTCGGTCGGACGGATCTGTCCATTCACATCGGTAGCGGACACACCCAGCGCCTTCAACGCTGCGCTGCCCTCTTCTCCGTTGACCTTGGAGTCGAACATGGCAACCGACAGTTTTTGCATTGCCTTGGTCAAGCCCTCGGTACTGACATCCGACAGCTTGGCCGCGTAGTCCAGCGCGGTCAGCGCCTCGACCGAGACCCCTGTCTTTTGCGAGAGCTTGAAGAACTCATCGCCCACCCGGGCCACCGGCATGACGAGCGCCGTGATGCCCACACCGAGTGCTGCGATGCTGGCACCGGCGATCAGACCGGCAGGTCCGAGTTTGCCCAGCACCGAGCCCAGCATGCCAAGTCGGTCGGTGGCGGCCTGCAGTTGGAACTTGGCATCGTTGGCGGCGCTGGACAGGAGCTTGAGGCCACCGGAGGCTGGGGTGGCAGCCGCTTCTATTTTCTTGAGCGAGCGCTCCCCCTTCTCGCCAATTTCGGACAGCTCGGCTTTGACCTTGCCGCCGTCGATCACGGACAGGCGAATGGAGAGATTGCGTTCAGCCATGGGGAGACACTCGGATCAAGGCAAAGAGATCAGTCGTCGCGTTATTCGTTTTGTTCAAAGGTGCTCATCAGGCCCGCCTCTGCAGCCGGAAACAGGTCAATCGCCGTGGCTTTGTCCAATCCAGCGCACTCGCAAGTCAGCATCCATGCGTTCAGATCCAGACCCACGACACGACCCTGGGTCATGCGCAACTGACTGGCACAGACTTCCATAGCACTGGCCGCTTGCCAGCCTTCCAGGCTCAGGGGTGCATTCATGGTGTACGGGCACTCGGGACATGGCTCAGCACAGCTTTGAAGGCAGGCACTGCAGTAGTTCGGCCCGCCACCAAAGTGCCATGCGGTGCGGGCCTTCAGGCGTTTTTTTCCGATTCCAGTGCGTAGAGACCAGCGAGGTATTCGCGCTCGAAGGCATCGGCCAACAGCCAGTGCTCCATCAAAGCGGCCACGCCATCAAGTGTGACGGATGCTGGTTGACCTTTGTCATCGGCCACGCCTTCCCAGGCCAGAACTGCCAGCTTGGCCAGTTCGGTGATGAGGGTGGCAGTACGCTCGCCAGCAGCGGCGATGTCAGTGCCGGCCACTTTGGCGGCGGCATGGCGCGCAGCCATCACCAAGGCAGTGGTGGCGGGCCTGACCTGCAGGCGCACGCCAGCGGCCAGTGCGATCCAGTGCGGTTCACGTGGCATGTTGAGTTTGATCATGGGAAAGTCCTGGGTATCAATACGTGGTCACGTCGTTGAGCAGTTCGACGGTGAGCATCTTGTTGGCCGCCACGTTCTTGGCAGCTTGCCACTCGAAAGTGGCTTGAATACCACCTGGCCCAGTGATGGAGACTTTGGGCTTGGGCAGGTAGACCTCATGCGCGATGAAGGTCAAGCGCTTGGTGGCGTCGATCGTGTAGGCAAACGTCAACTCCAGTGGCGTGTTGTTGGTGGCCGCATCGATGAGCTGGGTATCGGCAAAGCGAACCTCCAAATTGCCAGTCAGGCTGGCCACCGTGGGGTCAGCGCCGTCGATCTTTCCGTCGGAGCGGATGGTCTCGATGCGCTCGAGGTTGTTGGAATACGTGAGTTGCGCCGAGACCACGTTCCCCAGCGCAGTACCACCCTTCTTGATGGATCCCTGAAACTGGTTGAACCGCAGGATGTCGCGCGTCGTCGGGGAGGAATCGATGGTGGCTGCCTGCTTGACCTCACCCTGCGCGATCAGGCCGACCGTGGCATTGGCCGCACCCGAACGGGCAAACCCCACCTGCAGGCTGTTGACCATGACGCCAGACGCCACAAACCAGGCCGGAATATCGGGAAGACCCGTCTCAAGACTCAGGCTGGGCAAACTGGACTTGCCAGAGATGAATGTATGAGTGAGCGTGCCAGTGCCCGTGGTGGTGGCGCTGCCCAGCAGAGCTTTGAGCCACATGCCGATGTTGCGCACGTCCACGGGAACGACCATGTCGCCTTCGACCTTGATCACATCTCGAATCGGCGCATTGGGCTCACGACCCAGCCCAATCAGGTCATTGGCAATCAACCCCTGCTCGGAGCCGAGGGTGGTGGATACAAAGGGCAGCTTCCAGTAGTCGCCCACTGGGTTGCTGCCGTAGGTGGTTTCGAACGCGGCCAAAAGGCTGGCGTTCGCGCCGTAGGCACGGGCCATGAGGTTTCTCCTTGGGAAATAGGTTTCAGTTCAGCGGACCTGAGCTGCTGTAGTGCAGGACCACGGGTAGCAAGCAAGCCTTGATGCCACTGAC